CGTCGGCTGTTTAAACGTCAGCTGGATGGGATGCCCGCTCGCGCTTTGGTGTATGAACACGCGACACGTGAAGGTGTGAGTCTAAGCACCGCCTGGCGCGACTATGCAGTTGTCCAAAGCTGGAACGAGTCCGACTGGGCCCAGGAGCGGGAGCGTACAGTGTCACGCATCCAGCAGATGCGCCTCCGCTGTATTGAGGGCGCCCTGCGTGCTAAGCAGTTCGGCACCGCGCAGCTGCTGCTACGTGACCTTGGCGCAGTGGTGGGCGAGGTCGCACCGGAAGCCCAGGCCGCCGCGGCCCCCGTGCTGCGCGTGGAGATTGACGATAAGCGCAACGCAGAGTCTTAGGCTGAGATTTGGCGTCTTAGGTTGAAACAGTAGACAGCTGCAGAACCGGCAGCAATGCCCTGGCGCGTGTCGGTTCTGTGTCTATACTGTGCAAGACAACAACGGAGCTCACCCATGGCCCACCCCTCCATCAACCCCAAACTCGCCGCCGGCCTACTGTTCGCTGGGGCTGCTTGCTGTACGTTCCTCCCCCTCACCGCGCTGTTGGTGTTCGCCGGCGGTGGCGCGTTGTATCTCGACGCCAGCCGCTGAGGCGGCGTTACAGTCTGTGACAGAATCGGCCTCCCCCCTTGACGGGGGGCAGGGTTCGAGTTCTGGCGGGGTGGGAGCGGGTCCCAGGGAACCTACTGATATAACTGAGTTTCCTTCTACTGTGCTAAACTAACCTCTTCTGTACTACATCCCCCCATGTTTTTCCTGCCCTTGGTACTCGCCCAAGTCATCCCCCTGACGCAAGTCAACTCAATGTGTCCCGTCGGCTACTACGGCCAGACCGGCTACTGCATCCCCACTAAATCCATCAACTCGTACAACCAGTCCATCAACTCCTCCGGCAACACCTGCCCGGTTGGAACGTACCGCAACAACGGCTATTGCACCGGCTATCGCAACCCTTAGGGGGGCAGGGGTTCAATTCCTGTAATACCCTAGAAAGTACCCGTACCCGAAAAAGTGACCGACACGGCTGGAACCCTCTCGCTCCGCTACGCCCAGGGGCAAGTGTTTTCCAGCCGTAAACGCTTCCGTGTCTTGGTTGCCGGCCGCCGCTTCGGCAAAAGCTACCTCTCCTGCATCGAACTCTTGCGTGGGGCAATCGAACGCCCCGGCGAAACCTTTTTCTACGCCGCCCCCACCTACCGCATGGCGAAGGACATCGCCTGGAAGGTACTGAAAAAGCTAGTCCCCAAAGCCTGGATCAAGTCCAAAAACGAGACCGACCTGAAAATCGAGCTGGTGAACGGCTCCACAATCGAACTGAAAGGCACTGAAAACGCCATGGCCCTGCGAGGCCGCAGTCTGGCTGGCGTGGTGCTCGACGAAGCCGCGTTCATGTCTAGCGACGTCTGGTTCGAGGTGATCCGCCCCGCCCTCGCCGACAAACAAGGCTGGGCACTCTTCATCTCCACCCCCGACGGCACCGCCAGCTGGTTTTACGACCTCTGGTGCTATTGCGACCAAGACGACCCGGACTGGCACCGGTGGCAGTTCACCACGATCGACGGCGATAACGTCCCACCGGAGGAGATTGAGGCTGCCCGCGCCCAACTCGACGCCCGCACCTTCCGCCAAGAATTCGAGGCCAGCTTCGAAAATCTCAGCGGTCTCGTCGCCGTCTCATTTAGCGACGACAACATCGACAGCGTGGTACAAGACCTACCGGTCCTACCGCTACTGCTGGGCGTGGACTTCAACGTGGACCCCATGTCCGCAGTGTGCGCGGTCAAAAAAGGCGACGTGCTCTGGGTCTTCGACGAAATCATCATGACCGGCGGCGCCACCACCTGGGACCTCTGCGAAGAAATCCAATCCCGCTACGGCATCGAGCGCCGCATCATCGCTTGCCCGGACCCCACCGGCGGCGCCCGCAAAACCAGCGGCGTTGGCGCCACCGACCACAACATCCTCCGAAAGTCCGGCTTCACGGTCTCCAGCCCCCGAAATCCCTGGAAAATCCGCGACAAAATCACCTGCGTCAACACCGCCCTCCTCGATGCCTCTGGAACGCGCCGCCTCTTCATCCACCCCAAGTGCAAAGAGCTAATCAAGTCCCTCCGCACGTTGACTTATGCCCCTGGAACCGGCCTCCCCAACAAAAATCTCGGCGTAGACCACGCATTTGACGCCCTGGGCTACCTCTGCCTACAAACTTTCAACCTTGCCAAGCCAGAGAACCTGGGAAAGACCTCCTATCGTGTGTGGTAACAGCGTAAAAAACATGGCCAAAAAGCCAACTAAGGCCCAGAAAAAGGTCGCCAAGGTCATGCGCGAGTACGGCAAAGGCGAACTCCACTCGGGCAGCAAAAAAGGCCCCGTGGTGAAGTCCCGCAAGCAGGCAATCGCCATTGCCATGAGCGAAGCCGGCATGGCAAAACCCAAAAAATCCACCAAAAAAGGTAAAAAATAATGGCTAAACGCGGTCTTTACGCCAATATCGCGGCCAAACGCAAGCGCATCGCAGCCGGCAGCGGCGAAAAAATGCGTAAGCCTGGCACCAAGGGCGCCCCAACCGCCGCTGCCTTCAAAGCATCCGCCAAAACCGCCAAAAAAGGCAAGAAATAGGCCATGTCCTTATTCGTCCAGACCTCCTCTTACACCAACCCCTTTGTAACCACGGCTCTCCCCGTTGGTGCAGGAGATGCCTTCGGACGTCTACGCACATCTAACCCACTTACTCTTTTCGATTCCAGCCACCGATACCACGACAACGGCCTCTGGGCCACCTCCACCGCCACCGGTGGAACGTCCACGTTCGACATTAACGCCGGCCTAGTCAATCTCGCCGTAACCACCAGCTCCGGCTCCGAGGTCATTCGCGAAACCACCAAATGCTGTTCATACCAGCCGGGCAAATCCCTGCTGGTGATGTCCACTTTTACGCTGAACCCCGCCAAAACCGGCCTCCGCCAGCGCGTCGGCTACTACGGCGCCGCCAACGGCATGTACCTGGAACTTGCCAACAACACCCTCTCCTTCGTCGAACGCAGTTCCTCCACCGGCTCCCTCGTCGAAACCCGCGTCTCCCAATCCAACTGGAACACCGACCCCCTAAACGGCGACGGCCCCTCCAACTTGGAACTGGACATCACAAAGTCCCAAATCCTGTGGATGGACATCGAGTGGCTGGGCCTCGGCACCGTCCGCATGGGTTTCGTTATTAACGGCAAATTCATCCACTGCCACTCCTTCCACCACGCCAACATCATTACTTCAACTTATATCACCACCGCCTCACTCCCCCTCCGCTACGAAATCACCAACACCGCCGCTACAGCAAGCGCCAGCACCCTCAAACAGGTCTGCTCGACTGTACTTTCCGAAGGCGGCTACGAACTCCGCGGCCTCCAACAAGCCATCGGCACCACCATCACCGCTCCTTACGCCCTTACCGTCGCCGGCACTTACTACCCGGTTATTTCTTTACGTCTTAAAGCAGCTGCACTAGACGCAATCGTCATTCTCACCGCTCTATCCATCCTGGGCGCCACCGCCAACGCCAACTACAACTGGCGCGTAATGGCTAACACAACCACTACCGGCGGCACTTGGACAAGCGCCGGTAGCGAATCCAGCGTCGAATACAACCTCACCGGCACCGCCACAACCGGCGGACGCATCCTGGCCCAGGGCTACTTCAGCTCCACCAACCAGAGCACAGCGTCCGTAGACATCCTTAAAGAAGCCCTATTCAAATTCCAACTGGAACGCAATGGCCTCACCTCCACCCCTTACGAACTAAGCCTTGTTGTTACAGCCAGCGTGGCGACGTCTAATGTGCACGCATCCATGGACTGGGAGGAAATCAGCCGCTGATGACCATCCAGACAATCACCGGCAGCTGCCTCCACATCGAAATTGACGGCGAGGAAGGCACTACGCACGCCACGTTTGTATTCAAAACCCCCTCAATCCCCGACACCTTGGGCAACTTTATCAAGATGCTCGCCCTCGGCATCGAAGTACTGGTGCCCATCGAAAACCCCGAAGACGAGGAGGAAGACGATGATTGAGTATCGCGGCGAAAAATTCGAGGGCTACAACAAGCCCAAGCGCACCCCCAGCCACCCGAAAAAATCCCACGTCGTCCTCGCCAAAGAAGGCGACACGGTAAAACTCATCCGTTTCGGCCAACAGGGCGTATCTGGCTCACCAGCACAAAAAGGAGAGTCAGCAGCAGACAAGGCCAGAAGGGCATCATTCCAAGCGCGTCACGCTAAAAATATCTCCAAAGGCAAAATGAGTGCCGCTTACTGGGCAAATAAGGTGAAATGGTGACTATCTCCTTTCAACTTTATGAATCCACATCTTCAATTCCAACACATATTTCCTAAGTCCATCTGCCTTCTCTAAATGCCAAACATTCCCAGTTTCCATGTACTGGTGCATGTGATTATCAACGCCCCTCAAACACTGGTGAATGAGCGCGTTCCACGGCTCCCGCACGGGCGTGTTCCACTCACGCACGAGACACACCTAGATCTCTAGTGCCAAAATAGGTACAAAGTAGGAGTCAAGCCGTGGTCTACAGCGCCAATATCCCACCGACTGGTGCTGTAGTCAGCGAATCCCCGTTTGTCCGCAGTCTGGACGTCATCGCCATGATGCCGGACTGGAGCGTAATGGCCGCCGTCACCAACGGCACCAACTACCTGCGGGACATGAGTGAAACTTATCTCCCGCAAGAACCCCGCGAAGACGACGACGCCTACCAAACCCGCGTTGACCGCAGCGTC